ATGTTAAATTATCTTTTTATGGAGATAGATTATTAGCATTTAAACAAAGAACACTGCAAATAGTAAATATAGCATCTCCATCTGCTTCAGGGTGGTTTCTTGAAAAAACAGTACCCTATGCTGGTACTTTACGTCCATATTCAGTATGTGATACAGAGTATGGTGTTTTATGGGCCAATAAAAATGGAGCATATTTATATGATGGTACTAATGTAACAAATCTTATAGAAAATAAAATTGCTGATGCTGGAATATCAAGTAATTCTTCAACTAGTTGGAGTTCATTTTCAGGGGTATATAAAATAGTGGTTGGTTATATACCTGAAACGAAACAGGCTATATTTATTGATAGACCAGATTCTGCGGGTCAGGCTTTTTATTATGATTTTAGATATAAGTCTTGGTATTATGGCTCTAATGCTGCTCCAAATAAATTTAATAGTGCAATTACTAATGGAGCATCATTTTCTCCCGCAATAAGTAATATGGTTAATGATAGTAATGGTAAATTAATAATTGCTTATGATACACAGGGTACTAGTCTAGGAGATGCTGGTGCAAATAAAGTGGTATGTACATATCATCAAACTGGAGAAGTAGCTCATAAAGTATATTTATTACAAACTCCAGACCTACATTTTAATGAGCCGGGTAAAACTAAAAAAGTATATGCCATATATATTAATTATAGGCATAGTGGTGGTACAGCAATCAATGATTCTGAGGTTGAATACATGACTAATAATAGCGGTACTTGGGTAGTGTTTAATGACTCTAGTGTTACTATTCCACAAACTCATTCATCAAATAAAAATTATAGCACTATAAAATTAAGACCATCATCTACTCCAATATCATGTCAGAGTATTGCATTTAGATTTAATTTTGATGCTCTTAATGAGGATTCAAAATTTGCTATCAATGATATTGTTGTGGAATATCGAGTATTAACTAAGAAGGCAGCTTAATGTCTGATAGAGATATAAGAAAAATAATGAACTCATCTGCACCATCAATAAATACAGATGGTTCTGTATCAAGAAGTATACCTGAAGGTTCTACTAATTTTGTTTTAAGCAATAATAAACAATTAGCTATGTTTAAAAAACATAAAGGTAGATTATGGAAAACATATCTAACTAAAGATGGTAATCAATATGTAGATAAGACATTAACTGCTAATACATTAAAGTATACTAATAAGTTTATAGACTATAGATTTTTTCTTCATAATTTTAATCGTGATATTGGAACTTCTGAATTTTTTCTTCCTTGGGTTGGGCCTACTGAAGATACAGATATGGATGATGCAAGAAGGTCTTTTTTAGTGCCCTTTAACATGACATTAAATACTATATTAATTAGGCCTGAAACTTTAAGTGATACAACTGCTGATATAAGAATTAAAGTAAAGAAAGAAGATAATGACCTAACTGTTGATACTGTAGCTACAGCTACATATGAAACAGATGATTTAGCATCTAATACTTATTTTAAATTAAATGAAAGTGATTTTGATAATGCTCCAACTGTTGAAGTTGGCGATAAAGCTGGACTTACAATTTTGTCTGGCGCTGACCCATCTGGGACTATTGATTGGTACATAACATCAGTTTGGAGAGTAGAGGTGGTTATCTAATGAATAATAAAACAATTCGCTGGTATTTTAATAATACCAGCTTTATATTAAACTCGCAATATAGTATCATTGCGTTAATGAAGGAATTATAATTATGGCATATATACCGGGTGTAACTGGTGCTGGTTTTAGAGCTGGTCTAACAAGGGATGTGAGAAGAACAGGAGAAGACCAATCCAGAAAAGCAAGAGCACTATCAGAATATCAGAATAAAAGAGATTTAATACAAAAATGGGCAGGCACAGCATTCAAAGGATTAGGTCTTGGTGTTTTAGGAGATGTAGGAGGATATGGAGTAAGTAGATTGTTCTCTGGTAAAGCTCCAAGTATGCAACCCGGAGTTGATACTGGACTACGTGGTGATATTTATAAGCAATTAGCTGAAGCTAGAGGTGGAATTGAAAAATCTATGCAAGGCCAATTAGCTGGGTCAGTCGCATCTACATTATTAGGGAAGTATGGTAAAAAAGCAGTAGGTGATTTAAAATCTGGATTTGGAAAATTAGTTGGTGAACATACTGGTATAAATATTGGAGCTCCTTCAGCATTAGGTGGAGGATTAACTGAAGATGCTAAATCATTTTATGAATCTATGGGCCCTTCAGGTGCTACGGATATATTATCAAAATCAGTAGGACAAGAGCAAGCTCAAAGCGGTATACTAGCAAAATTATTTGGATTAGGTCAAGGTTCTCAACCATCTTTACCGGGAGGGGAGGGATATGGAGGTTTTTCAGGTGCGGTTGGCTCTGGTGATTTAGATTTTGCTTCTCCTCTTGTCTCAGATGCAGCATATACTCCATCACCTATAACTTATGGCGGATATGGGCCACCAGAAGCTCAACAAGGTGGATATCTTCCTCAGTATCAAATAGGGGGAGCTCTAAAACGCTCTTTTGGTTTCGATTTAGAAGGAGGTTCTCCTGAGACTTCTAGATTAAATTCATTAATGCAATCATTTCAAGCAGCTGATTTAGACAGAGAAAATATTATGGGTCAGGCAGCTGAAAGACAAAGAGTTGAAAAAATGGGACTTGAAGAGATGTTAGGATTAGCTGGTGGAATGAAACATGATAAAAGTGCTCGTGAACAAGAAAAAATATATCAAGAAAGTTTACCTATAAGAGAACAAACCCTTAAAGGAATATCAAGTTCTGCTTTAGGTGATTTATCTGAAGGTGTTGGAGGAATAAAAGATATATTATCATCTAGGGAAAAATTTAAAGAAGGACAAGAATTTTTCAGGCAACAAGACCCTGCTAATATACCATATGGTCAACCTATGGAACCTATGATGAATCCATTTACAGGAGAACCATTAGGGGATTATGACTCTTTAACATCATCACCAAGAGTTCGTGGAAAATTAAGTTTAATGGAAGCTGGTTTAGGTTATAAAGGGTCTGATGAAGAACGTACGGATGAAAGTGCTCTGTCTATGTTTCCTGAAGCATATCAAGATAGACCTGAGCCTGAAAGTAAGAGTTGGATACAAAGATTATTAGGCAGACAAATGGGTGGAATGGCTCCCGGTGGAGTATCTAATCCTTTACCATATAATCTAGGTGGGGTAGCTGAAAACAAAAGAAGTAGATTATCCTCATTACTTGGAATGTTATCTGGCTCAGGTAGACGGCAAAAGGCTTATGAAGAAATGGTGCCTCAAGACATGATTCCTATGGATGAATCTGAAAAAGATATGGCTACTAGAGAAATGATGAAGCTGATAGACCTTAGTGAAAGCGAAAACACACGGGGGTTCATGCGTGGTTTATCTCCTGAAGAAGCTCAGCGTTCTGACATACTAAGGCAGTCTATTTTTGGTCATATTCCAGAGACTCAATTAGGGCAAGGATATCAAGAAGGTGATGTTGTTGGTTATCAACAAGGTGAGCAGGTTGTAGACCCTAATGGTAATGGCGTTCTTGATTATGTAAAAGATTTAGCTCTTATTGCTAAAGAAAAAAGAGAAAAAAATCCTATGTTCGGATTAAGTTCAATTATGGGTATTGACCCTATTGATATAGCATCAGTTTTTGCTGAAAAAAATAGACAAAGTAATTTACCTATGGTTGATATGGAGGCTGTTTTAGAAAATATAAGAGCACTTAAAGAATCTCATCGTAGAGGTGGAGCATATACATCAGATGAAGGCACTTTATTACGTGGTTATCAAGAGGGCGATGTTGTTGGTGAAGCTGGTAGAGATTATGCACCGGGTGCAATGGTGAGTCCTTTTTGGGGAGATGTTCCCCCAGTTCCTGAAGCTTGGAGACAGCCGGCTACGGAGTCCGCACCATCCCCGGAAGAAGTTGCTGAGTTTGATAAAATGATAAAAATGCTTATGGTGCAGGAAGCTTTAGAAAAAGCCAGACAAGCTGGTGAGCAGGTAAATCCGCAGGCAATAGAAAGGCGTAGTGAGTCATATTCTTTAGATTCTTTAGTTGAAAGTAAATATAAAGGTAAAGCTGGAATGCAGTTTCCAAAATTTGATTTCCCTCCTAACTGGCAAGGATACAATCCCCCAAGGTAATAATGGCAAATATGGACAAAGACCCTAGGGCAGAATATAACCAAGAGCTATTTCGCGATTGGAGTGATGCCCGTACAGATTGGGATGAAGAAGCCCGCAGGGATGTTGATTTCTATCTTGGTAACCATTTTACTTCAGATGAGTCAAATGAGTTGCAGTCCCGCAATCAGGCTGATGTGCCAATGGACAGGACTTCCGGTGCCGTTGAAAAATTTAAAGCTGTATTGACAGCAAGACCCCCTGCATTTACAATAACACCTAGAGAAGACTCTGATGTTAAGGTGGCAAGCGTGTGGCGAACTATTGTTGGCTACATCTGGCAGATATCTGATGGCGATGCCCAGATGAAGCAGGCTATCCACGATTATGCAATTACCGGTCTTGGTTATTTATATGCTTATGTTGACAGAGAATCTGATTTCGGGAAAGGTGATGTCAAGTTCACTTATCTAGACCCTTTTAGAGTATATGTGTCTCCTTCATCTCGTAACCGTTGGTGTGATGATGCTGACGGTATTATTATATCTACAATCTTGACAGGAGAACAAGTCATCAACCTTTACCCGGAATTAGACGATATTGTAGACCCTGTTACTGGTGAAGTATCAGATGGTCTGCTCCGCAGTGTGTCTGAGCATTCAGAATACAATGGCGAAGATTATCCATCAGCCCAGAATAAGAATTCAATGACTGTCTTTACTCCTGCTGAAGTAAAGGATAAAGACAATATGCACGTTGAGAAGTATCAGATACTTGAACGGTTTTATAAGGTGAAGGTTGCTTTTTATCATATAGTTAATATTCAGGATGGCGAAGAAATGGTTCTCTCTGAAGAGGAATTCGCTAAATTTTCAGAAGAGAACCGTGAAGTATTAGAATCAGGATTTTTAGAAGTTGCTCAGGTCTACCAGACCAGAGTGAAAGTGTGTGCTTCAATAGGTGAGATAGTTCTTTATGAGGATATCCTTAATTCAGACATCTATCCTGTTGTTCCGCTTCCCAATGTATGGACTGGCACTCCTTATCCAAAGTCAGACGTATCCCGTGCCAGACCGATGCAGAGATTGTTGAATAAACTATGGTCTCTTGCTCTATCTCACGCTCAGGCATCAGCAGGTCTAAAGTTGCTGGTACCGCTTGGCAGTGTTGATGATATATCTCAGTTGGAACAGGATTGGGCTAACCCAAATGCTGTTATTGAAGTAGATTCATCTCAAGGCGAGCCACATTATCCACAACCGTCACCACTAGCTGGTGAATTCTACAAGTTAATACAGCAATGTGAATTCTACATTGACTTTATATTTGGCTTGCCTGAGATGATGCACGGATTTTCAGATAAGGCTCCAGAGACAGTAAGGGGCACTGAAAGAATGATAGCCTTGGGTAGCGAAAGACCTAAGTCAAAGCTGAGAGACATAGAGTTTTCTATCAACAGGCTTGGAAAAGTTATTTATAATCTGTCTAAAGGTCATTACAGCTACAAGAAGATGTTTAGACTTGCCCAGCCTAATAACGACCAGACAGAAGTTATGGTCAATTTTTATACTGATGTATCCGGTGCTGTGGTTGACATCAAGAAAGAAAAATATAATATTGAACAGCACGATATAAGAATTGAACCCGGTTCTACAATGCCGACCAACAAATGGGCAGAGCTCAGTGTTTATCTTGAAGCTTTCCAGTTGGGAATTGTAGACAGGTATGAGGTTCTCAAGAAGAACCCGGAAATTTTTGACAAGGAGGGCATTATGCGCCGCACAGATGAGAGAGAGCAGATGGCACAGCAGATACAAGCCCTTGAAGGTCAGTTAAAGAATTTGCAGGGAGACTTGCAAACAGCCCAAAGAGAATCCGTTCAAGATA